CAGAACACAGGTTCAAGCACCCCCCCGTCGTTACACACCGATGGTGCAACCAGGGATACAATGTATCCCTACCGAGGCTGACATGGATAAATTCCAGTGCCTCTGGGGGTGAACTTTCACTACCCATGATACAAGGCTCAAGTGATGGTCATTCCTTACCTGAAGAAAACAGGCCAAAAGGAACCATCTTTAACTCTCATTGCCAGGATCGACCGTGTTGGTTATGGTTTGTTAGACCATGTGCGGTAGTCGGGTTGTCACCCTTCTACCTACCAGCACAATCCTGCACTGTACCGACCAAGGTACAACACCACCCAATACAGGGTGGGTCCCGCTTAGCTAAGCTAGGGACGTCAGGCCACCTTACGTGGCCCCACTTGTGCGGCTCCAATTCCCGGATGCGGGTTAAGATCCGGGGGGACTACATAGTAATCCCCCCTTACTTGCTTGAGAAAAGTCAGAAGACCCTTCTCAAGATTCTTAACCTTATCCGTTAAACGCGGATACGGAACACAACCGTTGATATGATCTAAGGCTGCGTCTAACCGACGCTTAACGGACCGTGGGGTGATCCCAAAATGCTTTACAGCTGGGAACCCTCTACAAAGGTCGAATGAGGAACGCATCCGCCCCTCAATCTCCTTTGTAAAGGCTTCCAACGAAAACATCTCAGGTGCGCTTTCACCCTCACGGGTTGCACCCGGTCCTACTTCTGCGCGCTGCGCAAGTATGGCCTCTTCAATCCAGCTCGTCAAGTCCTCGTAGTTAGCGAGGGCCTGAGAGCTCCATGGGCTGACGAGTCGACTCATTAGGCTCCAAGAACCGAGCCCCTGTGACATGACAACCCTTAAAGCACGGGCCCAATGGGGCCTGAGTGTCTTCAAGGATTGAGTCACCTGAGCATCGGTCCCCGGGAACCCGGGTCCACCAAACTCACGTGGCACGTAGGGATCCAGCCCGGCCCTCTTCAAAGAACCGAAATCCTTTGAAAAGATTATTCGAGTCAGGAAAGACACACCGGGAGCCCTAGCCAAGCTAGGGCCCCTAGTGAATGAAGGCTGCTCTAGAAGCTGCCTCTCGGACAAAGTCCGAGAAGTACCCGCTAAAGAACCGACACTCGTTGTGTCTGTCCAGGCAAGAACGCCACCCTGGACTTCGCAGAACCTTTCTACAAGGCAACCAGCGATTGATGAAAAGGTGTCCTTTGGTACCGACACCTCACCGCCAGTCTGTCCGAGTAGTCTGTCGTATTCCGCAGACGATAGAACATCGCCCACGGCCAACAGGTCATCGCCAACGGCGCGAACCCGGTTGCCAAATGCGGACCATCCCAACCAAAGGTTGTAGATGGACAACAAAGGCCACGTCGGGCCCGCTCCCATGAGGGGCGAACCGTTAGTTATGAACTCCCCCCCTCGATCCTTAACCCTACAGGGGCTAACGAACTTGAGGAGGAACTTCTCGAACACCGTACCTTTAAGACCTTGGCCACGAGAGATACCTCTCAGAACGGCGTAACCAACGCCGTTGGGAACAAGGTCAGAAGCACGGGCAAGGTCCACCGACCGAATTCGCTCGCCATCGTCCACCGCAAAGCGGGGGCCGATGACTGCTTCCTTCGGATTAATCCGCCAGTCACTAGACATAAGTCCAATGAGCCACGAATTAATGTAGCTGCCAAGGTGCGCTACGCAAGATGGGAAAGGTGTCACCACCCTTACCTTCCCGCCACGCTCCTTAACAACTGCACGGCGAACCTCAAAAGGTTCTTCGTCCAGGTACCCTTTCTTCATCACTTCGTGTAGCGAAGACGCCAACGCAAGCAAATGCTCACGTTGTAGTTCCCACGTATCCAAAGTGAAACTGAACTCTTCGGCGTAGTTCTTTTCCCAAAGAAACATACACCTACTAGGTTCAATCGGGTTAAC